TCTCGTCGCCGCCCGACATGACCCGCGCCAGGGTATCGACCACCACCAGCGAGATAGAGCCGAACTCGCGGGCCTTTATCAGCACCGTATTGATCAGGCGCTCCATTTCCTCGTCGGAGTCGTACATGTTCACGCTCACCGGGATCACCGTGAACGGGATGCTCTCAGCGACATCGTGCGCCGCCTTGAACGCCGACACGCGGTTCTGGATGCCGTAGGCGCCTTCAGCCGCAATATAAAGCACCCCGCCCTGGTCAACCTCCAGCCCCCGCCACCGCCATCCCAGCGCAACGTGCAGCGCCAGATCAGCCGCGAAGAACGTCTTGCCAGAGTTCGACGGCCCGTACACCACCGACATCTGAGACGAGATCAGCACGCCCTCAACGAAGTCATCGGCGCCCAGGGCCGGCACCATCGCGTCGGCGTCGATCGTCTGAAACACGTCAGACGCATCGATCAGCGCCTCAGGCTCGACCGCCGGAAACTCGCGCAACATGCCCATCAGATCATCTGAATCACCGCCGGCTTCCAGCCAATCACTGGCGTCACCCTTGGGCGGCAACGAAGAAAACACGTCGCAATACGCAACGTGGTCAGCCACACCGACCAGCGCCGCAGACGTGTTCCGCGCGGTCTTACGGCCCGCCTCATCGTTGTCAGGCAGCACGTAGACCCGCTTGCCGGCAAAGTACCGCGACAGTTCGTCCGGCCAGCGGCCCGACCCCATCGGCTTTGTGGTGGCAACGATGCCGGCGGCCATTAGCGCGTCGGCATCCTTTTCGCCCTCACAAATCACGATCTCGGAAGCACCCACCAGATCAGGCAGCCGATACGGCACCAGGTCGATGTCCTTGACCGACCAGATCCAGTTGCCGTTGCCATCGGGTCGTCGCTGGCGAAAATCTTTCGGCGCGTACCGCACGACCTGCATGACAAGATCGCCGCCCGCAGACAGATAGTCGTACTTGGCAATGATCAACCGCATCTGCGGCGGCTCGATGACAGGGGCCGACGTGTCGATCAGGTGGCCGCCTTCTTCGGTTTCAAAGTCGAACCACGATCCGGCGCGCTCTCCGGTCAACTCCACCGACTTTGATCCGTTGCGCCCGAACCGCAACTCGGTAGAGGAAGACGCCGCCCGGTTGGGTTCGCCGAAGCGTTCCCGCGCCGCAATCTCTATTTCATTGCGCATCAGCAGCCCCTAAAACGGAATATCGTCGTTCAACTCAGCCGCCCGCCGGCCAGCGTTCAACTCAGCCGACCGCCCGATGACCGACCGCAAGAACATCAGCCACTGCGCACGATCAAGCGCCCGCAGATCCGTGATCCCGATCGACTCCAGATATTGACCGCCAGACTTGCCGGCTTCCAAAATCATTTCGTTTTCTTCGTCGGTCCAATCCATCTTCTTCTCTCTCCACAATTTCAAATGTTCCATCGAACAGAACCAGCGATCAGGCCGGCTCACTCCTCTCAGTCGCGGTGACCAGCCGAACCCGCGATCTGGTTTCCAGCACACCGCGCACAGGCCGTGCGTCACACGCCACACATGCCCTCGCACTCCTCGTTGAAGAAGTTGAGTTGCCCCATGTCTTCCAGGTTGCGGAAGTCCACTTCGTCCAGCGGCTTGCATGAGCGGTGTACAAACTGCTCTGCGCTTGTGCCGCTGTTGCGGATCGCGTGGTCAAACTCCACCGCTTGCTTGAACGACGCTGCGTCATTGAGCTTCATGTCTCGCCACATTGAATCATTGTGAAACGGACAAGCCACGCAAGCCGACTTGGCTAGTTTGCGATCAACGTAATTCTCCTCAAACCAACGAAGGCAATCTTGGCGCGACATCCCTGCGTCAATCAGCGGCCACCAATTTTGAACATATGCAACGCCGGATGGCTTCATCCGCATCGCTTCGTCAGTTGAGATGCCTATCCACTGACGCACCGAATTTGGTTTTTTTTTAGGGCCAACCAATTCGGCAATTTTTCGGCGTATTGGCACAATTTTGTATTCTCTGGTGCATTGCCTTCGACCAATGCCGGTTTCTGTAAAAAACGGAATTACCGAAAACTTCTGGCCGGTTGAGTTTAATCCAGCCAACGTATCTTCGCGTAGATTGCCTTCAGTCACCCGGTAAACAGGAAATGGAAGCTGTGTTTCTAGCCAGTCCAAATGCGCGTAAACCTCTGCGGGTTCAAACTGCGTATCAGCAAAGATCGCGCAGTCGGGCATCGGCAGTTCACCGTGTGCCGCCATCAGCGCCATCACGCTGCTTTGCACTCCCGCGCCCAGGCTAATCACATTTAGCATTCCTCAACCTCGCCCCATCCCTCGCACTGCTCGCACTCAACCCAATAAACGTCATAGCCCTGCCAGGGGTTGCCGTGGCTGTAGCCACCGACCACGCGCTCGCGCTCGACCTCGCCCTCGCCCAGGCACTCAGGGCAGGTCATCGAGAATCTCCGCAATCGTCGGGTTTTCCGCCAGCAGCCTGTCCACCAGGTCAGGCCGTCTGTAAGCAAGTCGGAGGGGCGGCGACTTTACGGTCGCACCTGCCAGCGCGATTACATCATCGCCGCCCGCTCCTATGGGCGCCTGACCGGTTTCGCCGGCCCCCACGTCTAAAAATTGCCCGCCAAAATCAACGTCAGGCACGCGATAAACCCGGCCAATCTCCAGCGGCTCCATGCGGGTGTAGCCCATCGTGCGAGGCCGACCGCGCATCAGACCGCGCCCCGATCGACCCACTGGTCGCCATCGGCCAGCGCATACGTCACCGCGTCGTCGTCAACCGACACGACCTCTCCGGCGATAAGCGCAGGCCGATAGCGTTGGTCACCGCATCCTGCTCGCTGTTCTGAAATACTGAGATTTTTTTCGTGGCGCTTGCACACCCAGCCGGCGTTCTCGACCGGCGCGGAATAGATGCACGTCCGACAGTTGCGCGCGACCGGCTGACCGGCATGGCACACGGCGTGATACGAACACCAGCCGCACTGCCAATACTTTGGATCAGCGGACAATCGCGCCGGCAGCATGTCGGGGTTCTGAACGATCCGCTGCCCACGGCGCGCGTAAAACTCGGCGTGGTCCTTGTCAAAGTCCGTTCGCACCGCATCCCAATCTCGCCCACCCGACGACGCGACGACCGTGTAGCCGCGCGTCCGCCCGGTGTAGAGCATGTAAAGCTGGTGCTGCGCGTAATAGGTTTCGTTCCACTCGCGCAACGTCGCCTTCTCGCCCAGCTTCTGTTTGATTTTTTTGAACTTGGCGAAGTTCTTTTCGCCGACGCACTTAACCTCAAGAACATGCCACGTCTTCGGCGCCTGCTTCAGCCCCAGGATCTCACCGTCCAGGTGGCCGGCAAAGTGGCCCTCAAAATCAACCACCTCAATCTGGCGGTTCGTGTCGGGATCGTTGGCGATGACCGTCAGGCCATCGACCATGCGCAGCCGCTCAACGACTAGATCCTCGGTGCGGTGACCGTCGGCAAAATTCTTCAGGGTGCCGGCGTTAAACGCTTCGGACCCCGCGTGATAAAAATGATAATAACTTTTGCGCTCGCAGCCGCCGATCATCGACATGCCGAGATACGTGCGCCCGGCCCGCGCATTCTCGCGCTTTTCCAGCGCACGGTCAGCAGCGTCGAGCGTCGGGTCGCTGATAACGATCTCGGTCATACGGCCACCATGACGCGCTGACCGCGCCCCGACCGTCCTGGCCGTCTGCCGGCATAGGCGATCTTGCCGCGTCGATGCAGGTTGGCAAAGCGCGCGGTAACAGATGAGTAGGCAAAAATTCCGTGGCACTGCATTGCGATCTCGCGCACCTCATCCGAAATCACGCCGTCGGGATTTGCCTTGATGATGTCCAGCACAAGACTTTCCAGCGCCGTCGCGTCTATCGATTCCAGTGCGTCAAATGATGTGGTCATGTTTCTCTCCAAAGAATGAAAAAAGGGGGCGGGAAAAGGGTAAAAACCCGCCCCCAGTCGTCTACGCCCAGGGAGCGGCAGCCGCCGGTGGGGGCGGCGCGGGCTGTGCCGCAGGCTGACCGGGAGACAGGGTCGGCTGCGGCGTAGGCGCAGATGGCAAGTAGTCGGTGGCGATATTCTTCGCGGGCCAATCTCCGTTGCCCTGCTCAACGCCAACCACCAAATTTAGCTGGCGACCAAAAAGCTGATCGGTGTCGGTGACCTGACCGACAAGGCCGAGTGCCACGCCGAGTTTGTTGAACTCTTTCGTGGCAATATCGCGGGCCGTCGCGCCGGGGTGCCAGAGATTGAAGTTCATCCAGATCTTTCGACCCATCGAAAGGGTGAACTCGACCTCCAGATAATTGTTTCCGGCCTTTGAGGTCTTTTCCTTGGCGCCGGTGACGCTCGCGGCATAGGTGCCTTCGTCAATCAGGCCGGTGCCGGCTGACACGTTGTTGGGATCGACAGACACGGGTGCGGATAGTGCGCTCATTTTTTCTCTCCTGTGATAGCCGCCATCAGCGCGCTCCATTCGAGCGGCAATTCGGCGGGGATTGGGTAACGGGATTTCGCGATAAATGCGGGCTGCGCTCCCGTGCGCAGTACCCGCTCGCCGGTGCCGACGGCACGCGTTCGCGTGCGGCCAAATCCGGCGTCACTCTCTTTCATCATCGTGCGGTAGTCGCAGTAGCCGATGATATCTGAATGCTCGGATACGAGGTCGGCACTCTTCTTGTGCAGCTTGAGTTCAAACCTATCGTAGGCGTCCTGATCGGGCGCCTCGTACTTCCGTATCGCAGAGTGCGCGATCATAATGACCGCCATGTTCTTCTGCTTGCGCAGAACCTCTATGCGCGCCAACAGGTCGCGCCAGAGTTCGACTGCGAACACGTAGCCCTTGCCATACCCCGGATCTTCGATCGACTTGAAGCCGTGAATGTCGCAGACCTTCTGCCAGACGACCGGCTCCAGCCAATCGAGGCTGTCGATGACGACGGTGCGAAATTCGTGATCCTCGTTCGTCAGCGTATCGATGGCCGACACGAACGCGTCGTAGGTGTCGAGCAATGGGAAGCGGTCCACGCCGATTATCCCGGCACCGTCCTCGGTGCAGAGGAACACGGCCTTTGGAGCAGATGCCGCAAAGGTCGATTTCCCGACCCCCGCGCCGCCGTATATCGTTATGCGCGGCGCCGCCATCTGCGGACCGCTTATGATGTCAGTTAGTTTCATCGCTCTCTCCTTCTGTTGATAATCCTGCCTTCACAAACAAATCGATCAGCGTGTCTTCCCGCAGCACGTAAAGGCGCGGCGAGCGGTCTTGCCGTATCGCCACGATGTCCGCGTCGTCCTGCGCCATCGCGTCGTATAAAAATTTGAAACCTGATTTTTTGCGCTTGCACTCGACCGAGTACGGACCCAGCCGCACGTCTCCGGCGAAGTCGTCGCCCAGTTGATTCTTAAAGGCGCCAGAACCGAAAACTCGCCGCGATATGACGCCGGCATCCAAGAACGCCTGCTTGACCTCGTTCTCCAGTTCACGCCCGCGAGCCTTATTCCGCGCGCTCATCGCTGCGCTTTCATGTAGGCAAGCTGATGATCGTCAGCCGTGACCTCGCCGCCGGTCTGGCGCATGATGTTGGCGGTGATCCGTGCGCCAGGCCTCATCCGCCCGATCGCGTAGTAGTAGACGGCGGGCCGGCTGCACTCGAACAACTCGGCGGCGGCGGTGTAGGTCAGATCGTTTTCGAGTAGCCAATCACGCAGTTGCATAACAACCCTAAAAAGTAGCGTTTCGTAATGTCTGCGAAATAGGTATCACTCCGTCAGTTAATCTGACAATATGTTTTTTGAAAAAATAACGGATGAGACAAATGTCCAGCAATCGCATAGCGGAACTGGCCGCGCGGGCAGGGATAAAAATTCCCGAACTCGCAAACCGAATCGATATGAAGGCGGCAACGCTGCGCGTGTACACGCGCGGAGAGCGCGAGCCACGCCCCGCCCTGGCGGAGAAGATAGCCGAGGCGCTTGGCTGCACGGCCAACGAGGTCATGGGGTTTGACATGAACGGCGGACCACCGCCGCGCGAGGCCGGCGAAAATCAGATACCCTTATATGGGAACGCGGCGGCTGGCATCGGCGCCGACGTCACCGATGTCAGCAGTCCGGTCGAATACATCGATCGCCACCCCGCAATGATGAGCAGCGCGGCGGGCTACGCCGTGTTCGTGATCGGCACGTCGATGGAGCCGCGCTTCCGCGAGGGCGAGATAGTGTACTGCCGCCCCGGCAAGCCACCGCGCAAGGGCGACGACGTCGTCGTCCAGATTGCGGACGACACGGGCCGCACGGCCATCGTGAAAGAGTACGTGTCTGCTGATGACACTGTAATTACCTTACGCCAATACAATCCCGAAAAAACGATTACGATTCCCCGTGATCAGCTTATTTCCGTCCACACAGTGTGCGGAACGACAATAGTGTAATTTTTTGTAGACAAAACGTAATCATGTAGATTACGCTTCCCTCTCGTTTTTTTGGAGAGGGAAAAATGCTCAGATTTATTACTGAACTTGTCGTCCTGTCAGCCCTGCTGGCAACCGTCTATCTCACATTGATAATGACCTGCGCTTCGATTGATCGGTGCTTCGTATGAGCGCCGTTCTGTTGAGCAAGAAAGACGCGTGTCTGCGCCTCTTTGGTGCCGCCAGCAGCTACCGCTATCGCCAACTTGAAGACCTGGCCGCTGCCGGCGAGATCAAAATGGTTGGCGACCGTTGGGTGCCGACGTCCGAGATCCGCCGCCTCGCCGGTGATCACGATGAGTGAGTGCAAAAAGTGTGGCGGCAACCAATACCACCGCACCAGCAACGGCATGATCGTCCAATGCGAATGCATCAGCGATGCCGCCTATGACGCGGTCAATCGGCCGGCTCACTACGCGCAGGGCGACATTGAGTGCATCGATGCCATCAAGTCAGCGGTTGAAGGCTTGAGGGGTTTCGATGCCTACGGCACTGGCACCGTTATCAAATACGTCTGGCGGCACGCTAACAAAAACGGCGTCGAAGACCTGCGCAAGGCGCGCTGGTTTTTGGACGTGATGATCGAAAACACCACAGAAAATTCAAGGTAGCGCGCAGCGCGCAACGCTGCACCTTAACTAGGAGAGAGATATGTTACAGCATTACGAAACAACTTTGTCGCGTGCGGATGCATTCCACGTTGACCATGATTTTGAAACCCGTCTTCTTGAGTGTATCGACGCGACGACGTCGTTCACTGTTGATGAATGGCGGATAACGCCGGCGCAAGCAGAGATGATGCTTGCGTGGAACAACAAAAACCGTTCGCTGAACCAGGCACTGGTCGAACGCATTCGGCGGGATATGGCAAACGGCAATTGGCATTACACAGGTGAGCCAATTATTTTTTCGAACGAGCGTTTGCTTGACGGTCAGCATCGGCTGCACGGTTGCGTTGCGGCCGGTGTACCGTTTGTCACAAATGTCACTTTCGGCGTGGAAGACGATTCGTGGTCATACATTGACGTCGGCACAGCGCGGTCACCGGGCGACGTCTTCAAAATTCACGGCGTTAAGTCTGCCAACGATATGGCCGCAGCGAGTCGCCTGATCTACAGCTACGAAATAGACCGGGTGCGTGAGCAACGTGGTTTAAAGGGTAAACTTAACCACGAGGAACTTTACGCGAAGTATCTGACCTACGACGGCATCCACAACGGACTTCGTTTTGCCGTGAAATGGCGCGAAGAAAAACTCTGCGGACGCAACGCAGTTATCGCCGCCTTTTACATTTGCCAGAAAATTGACGCCACCCAGGCAGAAATCTTTTTTTCAAAAGTCGGCAGCAATTTAAACTTTTCGGGGCCGAACGATCCTGCGTTGGTCCTGCTTAAATTTTTTCGGAAACGGGTGTCAGAGGGGCACTCAATTCGAAACTACGACGCCGTCGCCGCAATTTTGACGGCCTGGAACTCGATGCGCGCTGGGCGTTCGCCGCGAAAGCTGCCATTTGAGGTTGGCGACCACTGTCCGAGGGCGAAATAATGGCAAATGATCTCAACGACGATTGGCGGTTCCGCCATTCCAAAATGATTGCCGCTCCGGCAGAGAAGTCGGAGCGGCTGAAGGTCAAACAAATTGATTTCGGTGGGCAGTTTGAGGATGACCCCCGCGCGGTGCGCGAGGGCGGCAAGCTGAGTTTAGTGACCCAGCGAAAGCTGCTCGCTCACGCGATCGCCAGCAGCAGCCGGCGCGGATAGCGTTAGCGGCTTGGTGATCTCCACCGGGCTAACCGAATTAAACAGATCAGCGGCGCGATCGGCGAAAGCCATCGCGTCGTTTTTTGTGGGGAACTCAAAGGCCAGAAAACCGTCATCGTTTTCAATAACCACGTCAAAAGAGTCGCTGTCTTCGATTACGCGGATTTTAACGCCCATTTTTTCTCTCCCTATTTAAACGCTTTGGACATCATCTCCGCCAGCGACTCATCGCGCCGGGGATCAGACAGCCAGTGCGCGTAAATCTTGCGCGTGAAGTCAATCGACGTATGCCCCAAGAACTGAGTGATATGCGCGTCGGTCGCTGACGTCTCAAAAAGTAAAACACTCGCGTAGTGATGGCGCAAGTCATGCCACCGAATGCGCGGAAGGCCGGCGTGGTCACACGCTAGGTGCAGACCACGATTACGCCAGTTGTTGCCATCCGCTAGGTTGCCTTCAGTCGTCGGAAAAACCAAGCCCTTGGTGCGCTGCTTCAGCGGCTGCGCGATCTTCCACTCTCGCAGATCAGCAACAAGCCGATCCGGCAGCGCGATCGATCGGATGCCGGCCCTCGTTTTGACGGTGCCGCTTTTCCCGTGCCGGGCCGAGTGCCTGACATGGTACGCCGAACCATCGAGATCGAGATTGTCCCATGTGGTCGCAATTTGCTCACCGACGCGAACGCCAGTTAAAGCCGCGAACTTGATCCGCAGCGCATACTCGCCCGCGTTGGCGATGATCAGCTTGATGTCTTCGCGGCTGATCCGTGGGGCGCCTTCCATTTTGATCTCTTTCTTCGGCAGATCTACCTCGCGGCACGGGTTGGTGCGCGCCCAATTGTTTTTCACGGCGTATTTCAGAAGCTGGCGCAGCGTGTTAAAGCGGTTGAGGC